ACGGGTTCGAATGCATTCGAAGGAATGTTTAAAACAAACACTTCCTTGTATGCATCGCCAGCTGTACCCCACACACCTGTGGGTCCAGTGGACTTAAATTGCAAAACGTTACGATCCTGGATCATAACTTCTACGAGTTTATTGGACATAAAAACTTGGGCCCCTTCACTTCCAATATTGTAAGGGGTTGCAGACGAATCATAAGGTGGAATTCCAAATGGTAAAAACGATTGGGATGCCACTAAAGCAACAGGACTTTCTCTCAACACCTTGAGGTCTTCGTCTCGATGGTTAACTACCACTCGATGGATCACTCCTCCAGAACAAGCATAGTGAATCATCTTTGCATAATGATAAAACGTCCAAGTGATTCTCTCTACTTGCGTTTCAAAAGATTGAGAACCCTGTTGTCTCATAAATCCATCAGCTGGTAACAGCATAAACTCGTGGGCTCGCTCAATCGTTGCATCATAATTGTATGAACATCTTTTAGCCAATGCTCCAAAGGTTTTAGGTTGAACTCCATAAATGTTGTCCACCATCTGCCCTTGTAATCTGAGCATTCCAGACATTCGATACAAAGAAGGATGTGCTAATTCGAAGCCATCACCAGCTCCAAACCAGCAATCTATGAATGGATCCACACCTGTGGTCGTTGTCAATTCATATAACACAAATGTTGGCAAAGTCGTTGGAGAACCGACGACCACACCAGCATCTGTCACAGTATACTTGTTGAAACCAATCATTCGATCAGATTGCCAATAAGGAAGAGAGAAAGTAAATTCGGTACTTCCAACAACATCAAAAATGTGATAGGGGACTGTCGCGTTAGTGACCATGTTCACAGGAACTGTAGTAGTTCCGAGTGGGTAAACATTAACACCATATCTTCGCCTAATAAGACCAGAACTGTAGAACTTAAGGGTTACCGAAAGCTCACCAGTGTAGTTTTTATAGATAATGCTTGCGACATTAATTGGGGAGGGATAGTATTTTACATTTGTGATATCTGTCATAATCATCAATGGAGACAATTTATACGGAAAACCAGTTGTGATGTTGGTATACATAAGTACTTTGTTTTTGGCCAATTCCTCTGGAGAAGTATTTCCATATCCTGGAAGATGAGCGTCACCAACTATGTGACTGTCACCCTCACTAGGTGAAAAGTGGTAAACGTCATCTCCACTACCAATCATGTTGGACATTCCTCCAACATCTCTCATAATCATTTGGCTGGTTGGCTCACTAAGGGGTCGTCCATACCCTAAAGCATCAGCCAATCTCGCTCCCAGCTTTGCCACTACCGAAGCAGTGTTACTAACTGGGGCTAAGTGGTTTGAAACAACATCCAAAGTAGAAGAAAGCATTTGTTTATTGAGACCACGACATTCAAAATTGGTCATCCAAATAAATGTACCGATATTGATAGAGACAGGAGTGGTTCCATCAACATTCACTGGAGTATGTAGAGGTTGATAAATAAGAGTCCATCCGTAGACTGTATTTAAATCTAAAGGGTCATAAGCAAAATCCATTGGAGCCAAATATGGTAATACCATATTGCAGGATCCACTTTTGTTGATGTCAATAATGATATGTGGATAAGAAGTTGCTTTGGGGTAGAAAACAGGTTCATCCAATATGATTTCATCTTGTAAAATGGAACCATACTGATAATCATCGGAGAATCGTTGAGGAACGGCATAGATCAATAAAGATCCCATAGCTGAGGGAGATCCGGTGAAAACAAATTCCAAATTCATGTCGCAACGACACCTATTGAAAAATTTAGTAACTGGATTAACGGCTGTCGAAGTTCCCCATGATGACCAGGGAAATCTAGGAATCGCTGAACTGGCAGTGGTAAATGGAAAGTTGTACAAAAATCTCTTTTGTGACACAAATTCTGTTATCCAGTGGCTGGTAGGAGGTAATCTAGGGATAGGGTTGTAGTGTGGTATTGCGTATTCTTTCCCACAACTATCGGTCGCAATGGTACCAATAATTGGGTAGTCACTAACTGTGACATTTTCAACAACAGTTGAGGTTGTATTAATTTCAGTAGGAGAGTTGATAACAGTAGCATATCCTCCTTGATACACTACATTTCGAAGAGCGACTTCAATATTATTGTTATTTTGAGACGTATTTAGTTCCATTGCTGTCGTACGCGGTTCGACATTTGAACACGATAAACCATACTCGTCAGGTTCTACAAAGGGGAACTCCCCCTCTTCCTCTAATGAATCATCAGAGGGATCCCACACAACCAAACTCTTGGAGTCCCATTTTTCCAAGTGGTGGGTGCGTGGCTTAAAGTGATAACCATGGCACTTCGCAAGATTTGAAAATCTTTCATACACAGCGTCTCCGTGTAATGATAACTCTTTTTCACAACATTGCATGGTAGCCAAATCTCTTGACTTTTGCCACTGGTTAAATTCAGGTCTCTTACATCCTAAACCCATTTCACAATCTGGTGCACATCTATGCTGGCTGGCTTTGAGACCAACTCTACCTATGCTAAAACATAAAGATTTACAAATCGATTCCAACTTCAAAGGAGCTAACCATCGACCATTTTCAAAGACAAATTGTCTCTTTAAATAAAAGAAGTCTCCTTCTGTTATAGATCTCCATGTAATTAGACCATCTTTGTCTTTATTACCTGGAGTTAATGTAAATCCATACAATAAAACATATTCTTGGTAATGTTTAGGATCAAAGCATTCCATAAAAGAATATTTGTCACTCAACGTTCCAATGGTATCATCACCAGTTGCACTAAAAGCAATATCACAATTGCCGTCAGCATCTTTATGAAATCTAAATCCTTCCAAATTGTGTTTCTTAACTGTATAGTGCACCCAAGCAATATACAACAAGTTTGAGACAACTGAATTACACAACAGCGTAACTTCAAGTCCTGACAACAATTGCGAAAAGAAAAAGAAGACAAATCCACGTAATTCACAAAAATATGCTTTCATAACAGACATGACCCTTACCATAATTATACGGTCTTCTTCAGCCATCCCAAGTTTTTGTGATAACTTACTAAAGAATCTGATAAATAATGATAAACCAATTGATTGACACATATCCATACTGGATTGATCTGGTTCAATACTTCTACTTCCAACTTTTAAATGATGTTCAGCTAATCTGTTCCAATCCATGGAAGCTGGATTCATGCAACCCATAATTCCACTAGTTTCCCAATTCTTTAAAAGCCAAGCTCCTGTTACTCTGCAATACTTCTTAAGTACCACATTATAACACTTGTCTACTGTATAAAAAGTTCTAGCAACCTTATCAACATCCAAAACTTCGTCCTTCATAGTTCCCATGGCGTACAAATCACACCATCTGCCTTCTCTTGCTGCATCTTCATACATCAAGCATCTCTCCAAAACCTTAGGATGAAGAGTAAACACATTAGATCCATCGTCAGTTGGAACACGCTGGCAAAACGTTTCTTTCGTGACACCTTGCCACTTCAGATACGCGCCAACTCCACTATTATCTTTAACACCACGAATCAAATCGTTGTGCATAATACCTGCCAATGCAGAATAAGTAGTGAGAGGACCAGCAAACGGTTTTCCATTCTCTTGCTTCGGGAGTGGAGGTTGGATCGAGACCAAAAAGTCCATCGCAAACTCCATTGAGGGATCATTGTATACACTGAAACTTCTCTTGATCAAAGTTTTAACAAAACTAGATTCATAAACGCCATCAGCATTCTTCTTTGCATTTCCAACCTTTGGTTTACCAAAATTTTTTGTGGTGTTCTCACGAAGAACCTCCACATAAAATGGGTACAAGGTTGTCCTATGCGCAGTCATGATTGATGGGCCAACTTCTCGTCTGCCTAAAAAACATAATTCCATGCCAGTTTCACCAAAAGTACCGTCTTCATTATATCTATCCAACAACCACGGAAAATCGCCTGCATTTCCAGGTTCCTTAGATAAAGAATCTAACTGGCTAAGAGTTTGAGGATGCAAATCGGTTTTCTGAAAAGTTAACGTAGTATAATGACGAGACTCAAAAATCGAACGAGCTTCATCAAACATACTCTTTGTCAAGCGACCAGCCATGGTCACTTTAGCACTTTCATTTCCACTATGATGAATGGCAACTATATGCAACCCATCCTCAGACATATAAGGTTTTCCACAGGTTCCAGATTTGGTGGCAATTCCACTAGTCGAAATACAACTGTCAGTGCAATCCACTAAATACGCGTCCTTTCCTTCAAACTTTACATAACGACCTTGAACAGGATCATCAGTCAGCATCGAGGAAATTCCACATGCCCCTATAGGAGTTTCATCCACATAAAAGAATGCTATGTCACGGTTATCTCTACCTGTGACAGAATCAATATCAGCTTTCCACATGATAACTTGATCCTTCTTCAAAGGAAAATCTTGCGATTTGCCATTAAATTCAATTCTTATTACTGTGAAATCATCAACCCATTTAACGGATTTTGGATCAAAAAAATGCGAGCTCGTCACGAAAATATTTCGTGTCAACTGAGTACAATGCATATTTTGAAATAATCCTTCTCTAGGAACTGATAATTTGTGCACATTGCCCAAAGATTTACTTCCACCGATGTAAGGAGGAACACTGCCAACCAATGGAAACGGGTTAGGACTTGGTGTATTTTCAACACCAATTACCTTTCCACTAACATTTCCTTGATTATATAACTTAACAAAGCTTCTTGCAAAAGTAAAAACTCCATAAAGAAACAATGGAAAGAAAACAGTATCCATCTTTGGGGTATATTGTCTTAAGTCAGGACCGAATGTTTCAATCGCCTTGAAACACCATTCCTGCAACTTATCGTAAGGTTTGGTCAAAGGCATAAGTAAAAACTCCATCGTTCTACCGAAAATTAAATTGGGCCAAATTCCATGAAAATCAGTAAAAACACTTGGTTTAACAAATGTATCTTGACGTTCAATAAAATCAGTAACAGTTAATGCATAACTTTTCCATGACAAACGTTGATTCTTAACAACCAAAAAGGTTGCAAATCGCTGAATCATGAACTTCACAGTCTGTAAAGTTGGATGACCAGAATTTAAATCAGGGTGAAATATATAATCATATAACTCTTCATAATAATTGGGAGGAGCATTATCCTCATTTTGTTTTCCAACATAATAACGATAGAACCCTGTTAAAACAATGCCCCAAGTGGAGCCAAAGACAAAAGGTTGCACATCATTCCATTTTGGTAC